GAATACAACGGTTAACGTTAGTATCGGATAATGCTTCCTAAGCTTCTCAATCTCAGCGTCACAGCGTGGCGTTGCTGACTTGGTATCTTCAAAGAACTCTGCGGTAGTTGTCATGGTATTCAATGGTTTGTTGTATATTAAAAGGGAATGTCGTCTTCAGGTCCAAGAGGATCGGTAGCAGATACCTTCTTAGTTGCTTGCTTAGTCTCACGGTTGTGTGTCTCTACATAGTTACCGAGTATTGGACCTTTATGTCCATCTTGTCTGGCTTGCTTAGATACAGACTGAACAATCATACCGTCGTTACCATACTGGTCGCGGCCAGCCTTATTGGTGATAAGAGCAATATCCAAATACGTTCCAGCCTTACCTTTGAAAAGGTGGGTCTTGTCTACCTTAGTTACGTCAATCTTTCCGGTGATCATGGGTTTATGTTGGACTTAGGTCCGGTGATAGGTTGGCAGACTTGTTTAGGGGAGTCAACCTGTCGTTGGGTTTTTTAAACTTAGGTATCAATGCCGCACTCAGAGAAGCGGCAGAACTGTCCATCGTAGAAGAGTTTTACCAGTCCGCACTCACCATCTCGCTGCTTGGCAATGATGATTGAAGCTTCGCCTTTGGCTTCTCTCCGGTCTCGATCCAATAGCATCACGCAGTCAGCGTCTCTTTCTAGCTGCCCGCTATCCGCCAGATCGCTCAAGCGTGGAGTGCGAAATTTCTCTTTTTCATTCTCACGGTTCAACTGAGCCAAGCACAACATTGCAACTCCAGTTTGGACGGCAATGTCTTTGAGCTTGCCGCTGACCTCTGCGACCTCGTAGGTGCGTTTCTCTGCTCGGTCTGCGGCTTTGATCTTCTGAATGTAATCTATGATCACCAGCTTAACCCCATGCTTCCGCACCGCTCGACGTATGTTGGCTGTTATGGAGGCAATGCTCTGAGAGCTAGATCCATCGAGGAACCACAATGGACTAGAAGCAATCTTTGCAGACGCCCCACTCATCGAGCGCATATCACCTTCGGAAAGATCACCGCTTTTTAGGTTTTGCATTGGCACTCCACCAATAGAAGCGACTGATCTTCGGAAGATTGATTCCTTACTCATCTCAAGCGATATAAACAATGTTGGCACTCTTGCTTGTATTGCTGCGGCTTCTGCTATTGCAATGGCAATTGCGGTTTTACCGATAGATGGACGAGCAGCAATGATTGCCATCTCTCGCAACTGCAAACCATCAGTCATTCTGTCGAGCCGATAGAATCCAGTCGTTATCCCGCTCAACGTACCTTTGCGAGCAAACCTCTCCTGCATCTGGTCGATGAACGTACCGGCAACTTGCTTTGAGGTTGAGAGGGTCTCACGGGATAGCTCAATACTGAGTCCAGACTCGGCATTGGAGACGATTTGATCCGGCTGGAGGGTCAAGACAGCGGATTCGCGAATCAATCGGTCTCCGGTGAATCGTAGCTGGCGACGATGAGCGGCTTCGACAACACCTTTGACGTAGTTGGGGAGATTGGCTGGTGATGGGCAGACTTCCATCGCTTTGTTCCAGTCTTCAAACGGGATAGGTTGATTGCCGTTAAGCTTCTTCCACTCCTTACCAAGCTCGGGTAATGATATTTGGCGGTTCTGTTGGCTTAGAGATCTAATCGTCTCATATGTGTCTCTAAGCGTGTTGGTCTCTATCCATTCGCTTTTAACTTCAGCGAATGCGTCAGCGCAAGTGTCGAGGGTTCCGGTTAGACAAGCTCCAATCAGACCAAACTCATCGTCTTCAGCGAAGAAAGCATCACTCATACGGAATCCCTCCAGTCGATTTGCTTCTTTTTAACAGGTTCGACAATAAGCGTTTGTTGTCTTTCGTTCTGGTTTCTCTGCCAATTTCTAAGAGCGGGTTTCCAAGACTTCATCTTTGCTTTGCCAACGATCCAACCTTTTGACTCGTAGTAGTCAACAAACTTTGGAGCTTCTAAAAGTGAAAGTTCGATCCTTACACACTCAGCTTGGACCTCTTCAACCGTAGGAGTTGTGAAGTGTGAGCGTTGCGACTTTGGAGCAATGCTCTCTTCTTTATTATTAGGAGTAGGAGTAGGAGAAGGAGAGTTGACTTTCGGTTGCAACCGAATTTCAACCGTGGTTGAACCGCTGTTGGATTCCGGTTGGGTATCCGGTTGAACTACGGTTGAAGCAAGCTTTCTTAATTCTGCGGATTTACGGCCTTTTTGAGATTGTTGCTGTAAGTATCGGTCTTTTTCGCTTCTCACTGTCTCAAGTCTTTCATTTCTGAGAAGACCGTCTTCGCACAACCGGAACTTAACCAATACGTCAACCGAGACGCAACCGCCGGTCAACCGCTGTTGCTTTTCGGTTTCAACCGGAATTGAACCACGGTTCCATTGATGGCAAAGAAGTCGGATATATTGACCAACTTCTTCTTGGGACATTTCAAGCGTACCTGCTAAGAAATCGTCAGCGTAGAACTGGAAGGCTGGAGCCTTACGGGTTTTCTTGTCTTCGTTCATGTAACAAATAGAAACCCCACTCAGCCCGTGGTGAGAACTCGCGCAAAACCAACGCGACGTACACGGGAAGAGTGGGGAGAAATTGGTTGAACATGGGTTTTGTTTGGATATCAACGCTCGCTTCTCACGGCTTGCGCTGACTGCTGATCTCTAACTCGGAATCACAGACTTGTCGAGATCAAACTTATCGAAAAACTCAGCCTTTGGTCGAACGTAGAAGATCTCTCCTCTTTGATAGATCACGCAGAGTCTCTTGGTCTCACCGATCCTAAGTTGAGCTTCGGCGACAAACTCAACCTCAACGGTTGGCTTAGTCTTTGACAGGTATTTCATCTATTGGCTTGTAGTGTGGTGTTGGGTAGTTGCCGCGAGTTTTAGTATCAATGCGAAACTTCTTGGTTTCCATCAATCCAAGTTTCACTGACTTGTTGAGTACGAGTCCAGCGGCGTTAGGGGACAGCTTCCAAAGATCAGACCATTCGTTAGCGGTCAACCATCCCTCTGGGACGCTCTCTGCTTGATGTTGGATTGCTGACCTCAGCCGCTTTAAAAGCTCGGCAGATGCCAGTTCTGTTCGTTCTGAGGCCATTGGTGCAGGTATAGTTGCGCTGAGTTGTCTGTGTATTCTCCAAAAACGATCCCGTGAGACCAAGCTAACGTTGATCGTCGTTTTCCTGCGTAATCCATTGACGGAATATCCGCCAAAGTTCCGACACAAAAGCCAATTGGATTTGACTGGTTGCGACCAGTCGCTTGACCGGCTCGATGAGCATGAGCCACAACACAGTTACCAAATGTCTCGGCTGAATCACGAATGAAGTTTTCACCGTACAACACTCCATGTCCCCAACTAAAACCGCCCAACTTATAGAATGATCTTTCAAGACAGTCATGGGTCTCAATAAAGGTATGGCAGTGTTTGTTAATAGGCTCAACCATTCGTTCCCATACAGCCTCCGCAAATCCTCTTACAACAGCGTTATGGTGATTGAGATACTTCTTAGCTCGCTCATCGTGATTTCCTAAAGTGAACACCGTTGGGCGTAACTCATTGAGGAACTTTACTCCCTCTTGGATATCATCAAGATAATCGTCCGCTTGATCCGAGTCGTTCGGGTTTTGGAGTGAGCCAGATCGCAATGAGGCAAGATCGAATGCGTCCCCTAAATGGATTATCTCGTCTGGCTTGAATTTCTCGCGGAACAATAACACCGCAGCGAGTGCATCTGGATTGGCTCGGCTCCCATGACTGCAACCAATCGCCATGACTCGACGGTGGTGCTGAGTGATGTTCACAATGGGCAATAATCATAAAAGAAGAGCAAAATCAAGACACACTCGCGTTGATTAGGTTAATTCAAGCGCAACTTATTGCTACGAACACTCCAAACCCAAAAGTAAGAAACACGATACTTAGCAGCTAACTGTTTGTTAGTCATGCTCTTGTCAGCTTGTCGCACCGCATCGACAATCTGCTGCGGTATCTTGAGCCCCTTTGGTCGTCCCCTTCCACGCTTTGGGCTGCGTTTGGGCTTGAGTGTTTTAGGAGCCTCTTTGGTCTCCAGCGTCTTATGTACTCCAAGCAATCTGGAGATCCCGCTTTTGATTTCGTTGAGTATGTTCATTTTCTGGTCTTATTGTGTCTGATTTTGTGTATCCAGCCTATGCTGACTGCGTAGTCTTCTTTGATTTGTCTGTATGTTCTATTGTTCTGAAGGTCTTGTAGTACTTCTATTACAACTGCTTGAGGTATGTGTCCGCGCTTTGGTATGTATGAATCATTTCTTGTCGTCATTCGGTTTTAGATTTACTCTCTCTAATGTCCCATATAGTTGAAGATGATATGCCATATTTCTTAGCCAACTCACGGCAAGTGTAGCTTGGATGCTCTGCAATAATAGCTTTTCGGATATCTGCGGGAACAGTTTCGTATCTCCGATAGCGTTTGATTTTAGTCTTTTTTAATGGAGCGACAACACCAAGCATCTTCTCCATTGATTGCTTTGATAGGCCTAATTTTTCAAGCAAGCTCACGGTTTTGCCTCCCGCCACAGCAGCAAGTCCGCTCGCATCAAGCCGTTCTCGGTTTCGAGTTGCTGGATGCGGTCTTCTATTTTACGGACCTCTAGAGCAATTTTGCGCAGTGAGTTTTTATCACACAGGCCAAACGGATCTTCCGCTATGTACAGCAGTTTTTCCTCAAGTGTCACGGCTTGGCCTCCTTGGCTTTGAGCCACAATTGCTTTGCTGGAAGATTCTCTCCAGCTATAGATAAAAGACATTCGTCTAAGTAGTTTCCAGCTTTCACTAACCGATTGATATACTCCTCTTGCTCGCGAATCTTGGTGGCCTG